TCAAGCCCGTTCGACTGAAGAACGTTTTTAATAATCAAGAAGTCATTTGTGACGATTATACTAACGTTCGGACTATCGACGGCAACGACTTCGTCGAAGTCCATTTTGAAAATCAAACTCGAAAATTTTGGCTTAACAAAGGACCTTTAGAAAAGGTAAAAGAGAAGTCCAAAAAGAGTTGACAATAATTCAAATCTATACTATAATAGACACATAGCAAGCAGAGATGCTTGTAGAAAGTTTTAGGATCGGTACAGCAACATTCATATTACTATGAATCGTTGGACCCTATGGTAGTTCGTTGGAGCGAAGCAGGTAAAACTGCCTAGCGTTGAAGGCGGCTATTGAAATAGACCAACAAGCTCAGAGTGATGGCCTGAGTAAAATAAAAGCAGTCAACAACGATCCTGTTTGTATTCCTAGGATGACTACAGCAATCTAAAATACTCTGAACTCCAGCTATAGAAAGTGGTCGCAGGACACAGTAGAAATACTGTTCTAGAAATAGACACTCAAGGAATAGCTAGGCCGGCAAAGTCCGGATATGATGTACATACAGAAAAACATGTAATAGGCAACATGAATGTTGCTAGGGTCTGAGTGCCGTAATTGATCAGACCAGAAAATAAACAAATTGGCACGATCATCCTGTTAAATTTAGAATGTTAACAGCAACTTTAATTTTCAAGCATATCGAAAAACAATACATTCTGTAAAGGTAATTAAAATGAACGCATTTGTAAACGCAATCGCAAATCAAGAAGCCCGTACTGCTAATGGCATGAAGGCTCGTAAGTCAACTGCTTCGGCGTGTGTTGACCTGTTCTACAAGATCGGCGCAAGCCGTGGTAAGGACATCACAGGCGACTTCACTGCCGCCTACGTGGAAAACAGTGATGTAGCACTACGTATCGCACAATGGGCACGTGATGTCCGTGGTGGTGCAGGTGAACGTCAACTGTTCCGCGACATTCTAGTACATCTAGAAAAGCGTGACCCAGACGCCGCTTTGGCTTTGCTTCGCAAGGTTCCAGAAGTGGGTCGTTGGGATGACATCTTTGTCTTCCAAAGCCCAGTTCTGAAGTCAGCCGCTTATACCATGTTGGGTGATGCCCTACGTGCTAGTAACGGACTGGCTGCAAAGTGGACTCCTCGTAAGGGTCAGATTGCCGCTGAAGTTCGTGCCTTCTTTGGCATGACTCCAAAGCAATACCGTAAGAGCCTTGTGGCACTTACAAAGGTTGTTGAAACCCAGATGTGTGCTGGAGACTGGGATAACATCAACTTCAGTCACGTTCCTTCTGTAGCGTCTCGACTATACAAGAAGGCATTCAACCGTCACAGCCCAGCGTTCGCTGAGTATGTTGCCAAGTTGGTAAGTGGTGATAAGACTGTTAAGGTTAACGCCTCTGCAATCTTCCCACATGACGTGTTGAAGGGAGTGATCGGTAGCTACCGTGCAACTTTAGACAAGACAGAAACTGACCACATTGTGGCACAGTGGGACAGCTTGCCTAACTACGTTGGAGATGCCAGCATCATGCCAATCGTAGACGTTAGCGGTTCTATGTCCTGCCCAGCAGGCAAGAACACTAATGTAACTTGCATGGATGTTTCAATCAGCTTGGGCTTGTACCTAGCAGATAAGAACAAGGGTGTGTTCAAGGACACTTTCTTGACTTTCTCAGACAAGCCACAACTTGTTACTCTAAAGGGTAACATTGTTGACAAGGTTGCTCAAATGAGCAAGAGTGATTGGGACATGAGTACTAACCTACATGCGGCTATGAACAAGATTCTAGACGTAGCGGTTAAGAACTCAGTACCACAAAGTGACATGCCAGGCATGTTGCTGATCTTGTCAGACATGCAGTTTAACCAATGCGCCCGTTACGACGATAGCGCAATGCAAATGATCGAACGCAAGTTCGCAGATGCAGGTTACACTGTGCCACAGATTGTTTTCTGGAACCTAAACAGTTCAGACAACGTACCTGTAAAGGCAGACAAGAGTGGTGCCGCATTGGTAAGTGGATTCAGTCCATCAATCATGACTAGCTTGCTAGCCGCTGATTTGGACCAGTTCACTCCAGAAGGCATCATGCTTAAGACTGTAATGAGTGATCGTTACAAGTTGTAAACTGTTGTAGAAATACAACAAAGTTTGGGTAGCACCTTCGGGTGCTATTTTTTTAGGTTGACGAAACCAAAATTAGATAGTATAATATTTTTATACAGGAGCAAAAAATGCAAGTCTCAAGAATACAACAACATCAAATACAAGAATACAATCTTGAACAACGTCGTCTTCAAGAAAAGCGCGAGGAAGACTATCGTAAACTTGTAGAACGTAGAAATTTTGAACAAATTGTTGCAGAACGTATAGAAAGAAATATTCGTTTAGATTTGGACAAAGGTCGAAATATTGACATTGAATGTTAAGGAGCGATTATGCCATGGATTGAAAACGTAGCGGCAGATGATATCCCAAAAAGATTTCATCACGAAGCCGGAGAGAACTCAATGCTGATCAGCATTGTTGATCCAGCTAGTTGGCGTCCTACTCCTACACACAAGTTCAAAGAGATTCATAACTTTGAATTTCTAGATGTAGAAGAAAAGGATAAAGTATTAGAAGAAGCAATGAAGTGCAGTCAAGAACAGGCCAATGAACTTGTTCGATTACTGCAACACGCACTAGACAATCATATGAATGTTGTTGTTCATTGCTATGCAGGCATTTGCCGTTCGGGTGCGGTCTGTGAAGTTGGTGTAATGATGGGCTTCCAGGATACTGGTCGCTTTCGCAGTCCTAACCTGCTAGTCAAGCATCGCATGATGAAGGCCTTGGGTTGGACCTACGATGAAGATGAAAAGCCAAACGTTGATGATTGGCGAACTTTTACTAATAATTTTTAAGAAAGGAGGGCACTATGCCTAGTGTATTTTTAGTAAGCGACACGCACTTTGGTCACATGGGTGTATGCCGCTTTACACGTAACGATGGTGTTACCAAGTTACGTCCTTGGGATAGTCCAGAAGAAATGGACGAAGCTATGATCAAGGCTTGGAACGAACGTGTCAAGCCCACAGACAAAGTCTATCATTTAGGCGATGTTGTTATTAACCGCAGAGCATTACCCACGTTAGCCCGTTTAAACGGAGACAAGGTCTTAATCCGCGGTAACCACGACATCTTCCGTGACGACGAGTATAGGGCTTACTTCCGTGAGTTACGTGCCTACCATGTGATGAACGGGATGATCTTAAGCCATATTCCGTTACACAGTGACTCGATGGGTCGTTTTGGAGTTAACATTCATGGACATACTCACGCTAACCGCGTGAAGAAAGCACGTGGCGTTGACGCACGTACAGGAGAGATTTTGTACAGTGATGAAAACGATGTTCGTTACCATTGCGTTTGCGTGGAACAAACAGACTTTGCGCCCATCTTATTTGAAGACGTCATTGCCCGTATTGAAGCTGAAGGTGGTAGTGTAGGTTTTAAAAACGGCAATGGCCCAACAATGTAAGGAGATTGTATGTATCTATGTAGAGAAGAAGTTGTAAAAATTTTAGACACTATGGATAAATTTCCTGAAGCAACATCCTTTGAGTTGGTTCAGGATAACCATAGTGGTATTGGTAGTGTAACTAGTTTGATTGTACGTACTACAATTAACGGGCTAGACGGCGAATTTAAAACAGAAATTTCAGGTGTGGAGAATTGGTAATGCCTAAATGCTATCAGTTAATTGGAGTGCCTGCCAGCGGTAAAAGCACATGGGTTAAAAATCAAGATTGGGCATTAGGTCTAACTGTGGTTAGCACAGATAATTTTGTAGAGGCATACGCTAAAGCACAAGGTAAAACTTATTCTGAAGTGTTTGTTGACTATATGCCCACAGCGGTAGATCTAATGGTTGAAGTTGTAGTTCATGCTCGAAAGCACGGGCATGATATTATTTGGGACCAAACTAGCACCACTGTTAAAAGTCGTGCCAAGAAGTTCCGTATGTTGCCAGACTATGAGCACATTGCTGTGGTGTTTAAGACGCCTGAACACGAGGAACTCATGACTCGTTTGTTAAGCCGTCCTGGTAAAGAGATTCCTGATCATGTTATCGCTAGTATGATTGCCAGCTGGGAAGATCCCACAGAAGAAGAAGGATTTAAAGAAATTTGGTACACATAAGTTATGTATGCAGTTAATAGGGCCTCCGGGCCCTATTTTTTTGGTTGTATAAATACAATAGTAGAGATAAAGGTTTAAATGCCAAAAAAGAATAAATACTCATAACTAGGTAATACCAGGAGTTATTACATGCCATTGCAATTACGAAGGGGCACAAACGCCCAAAGACATTGTTTACCGATGCCACGCATACAGGAATAACATTTGTCTATGACAGCGTTTTAGAAACCCTTACTGCTACAGTTACCGGTGGCGTTGATGCTGAACAGGTTCGAGATATTGCATCTTTAATGATGACCAGCGGAGCACACGCTGGAATAACATTAACCTACAGAGATGTAGATGATGCACTAGATTTTGAACTAGATCTTGATTATTTAAGGGACGAAACTTATGCATCTCTTATCAGCGGAATTCAAACTGGAATAACAGTTACTCAAGAACTCACTGGTGAAATTAATCTTGATGTTGACCTTGGAATACAAAATTTAAATGATGTAGATCTTACTGCTCCTACACCAGTAGCAGGTGATGTTCTAGCATACGATGGAACATTTTGGGGTCCAACTCAAAAAATAGCAGCAGTAGAAGATGACCTAGCTCCAATACTAGGAGGCGCACTAGATTTAAACAATTATAATATCACAGGCACTGGAGATATTGTTATAACAGGCACTGCTGAACTTGATGGAATTTATATTCCTCCAACTACACTAGGTGGATTAAGCATCCACACTGAGGGATCGCTAAACGACGATTATGATCTGTTTACTATTTCCACATGGGGAGATACAGACCTTGGTGCTGGTATGGACTTCTCTAGAGCTAGAGGAACTGTTGCAAGTCCGACTACAATACAAAATGGTGACGTTGTATGGACAATATCTTATAATGCTCTTGGTACAGTAAACTACGGTGCTGCCGCTTATACTACTGTTACTGTAGATGGCGCACCTGGCGCAGAAGCAATTCCTGGTAGATTTAACATTTACACAGGAACAAACAGACTTGACGAATTTACCGTTGCCTTAAGCGTTGGCGCTAATGGTGAAGTTACTCTTACCAATAACACAGTTGAAGCAGGACTAGGTGCTGGAGAAGTTGACACTGGTAGTGGTGCATTAACATACCTCAAAGTAGTTTTAAATACCAGCAACCTAGGAGCAACACTGGCCACAGGTACTGCTATAGTTACTCTTACCTACGGTTCAACACAGGGTCTATTTGCTGGACAGGTATTTACAATCCAAAGCGGCACAGGAGAATTTGGTGTAGCAGCAGAGATATTATCTGTAGACAGTCTTACACAGGTAACTATGAGTGTAGATCATGCTGTTGCTGGTGCAGTTGTATTTGGTACTACCAAAGAGTTTGCACTACCGTTGTTTGGACTTAATCCTTAATTAGAAAATCTATATTGTTATAGAATCTAAAAGTAGCGACAGTACGATGTGCCGCATGTGGGTTGAATACT